TTTGGTGTATAATCCTCGTTAAAATGTTTGTGGTCAAATGTGTAATTCATCACTCTTCTCCCTTCCAGATCACACTATATTTAGGACAAACATCAGACAGCTTCCTGACATACGTATCATAATCCATAAAATTCCCTACAAGGATGGGGTGAATACCCCGTATCCCTTGACTACTCATCACCCCATTTATGGAGTATCTCCCCTTCCTTAAGCTTAAGCTTCTCTCCCGTAGAGGCGTCGATTATTTTAAATTTCTTTTTCATTCGGTTTTCATCAACCCCAATCCATGCAGACTTCACCAAAAGTAAAGTGTCCAACATCACGCAACTCTAGGAGTGCTTCGGCAACTACATAAGCTCGATAGCTACCAATCTGACGACACTCATCAAGAAGGAACAATTCAATAGCCGCTTGCTTCAACCCTTCAGGTAGGTTCATCCCCGAAATCTTAGCGTGTGGAACCAGCTCAAGCACTTTAGACCAAACGAACTCCCTAGACCATTTCATAACAACCTCCTCAATTAATGTACCCTCATCTTAACCTCCCTTAACCCTCCTGTCAACTCTTTTCTCAAAAGAAAACCTTCTGCAATAAATTCTTGATTCGCACATTGTGTCGTGTGGGAGTCCTATCAGACGTGGTGCGCTAAAGCACAGGAGGGGGTGTGGTGGAGAATAGGGGTAGGGAGGGATTTGTGAAATAGGGGTTGACAAGGTAGATTGATCGTGTAGACTTAGCGGAAATCAAACGTAAACACTAGGAGAAACAAAATGCTGACTTACCGTAATAACTGGTGCAATCACGAATACTACGATGATGACGTACAAGTATTTCCAAAGCTTGTGGAGATTCATCTGAATGGTGAAGACTTAGGCACATTTGAGGTGTTGACAAAGAAAGAGCACGGCACGTATCCTGACCACGGACACACCTACCAATACTCAACGGCACAGTATTTTGTGAGTATTGAGAGTCCTTTTGGTGAAACTTGTGGACCATCTCTCATGGAGTTGCTGCGTAAAGGCTATGAAATCTTTACGATAGCTTCTTGACACACAGCAAGTCTATAGGCAACATATTCACAAGGGCTATGCTTCCAGAGTTGGGAGAGATGGAAGGGATATATACATATACGTATATAGGGTGATGTATAAATATTTATTTAGGAGAAGATGATGAGTAAGATTTCGATGGCAAAAGGTGGTTTTCAGAAGTGGTTTGCAGTAACTGTATCCAGCACAGATTCAGATACCCATGCTGAAGGTTCAAAGTTCAATCAGTTGATTAACCATCCTGACTGGGACTGTGATAATATTGACATCAAGATTGTCTTGAACGGAATTGAGTTTTCCAATCTTGATGAAATCTTTGAACGTGTCGATGAGCATATTCAGAAAGAAGCTGAAGAATTGGCTGGTATTGACAAGAATAATCAGATTAAGATGGATAAAATCCAAGAGATTCTTAACGGTTATTGGGAGGACAAATAATGTCAGAAGAAAAAGAAATCCTATGCAATGCTCTAGCTTCCCTAAACGAAGCTCTCAATTATTTCAATGAGCTTGAGGATGACGAAGCACATGCTGATATTTATTGGGAAATTAAAGATGTTTCGGATGTGTTGGTTAAGCGGATTCAGTGCGTAGCATCTGGGGAGGTAGAGTGATGCTGATTAATGATAATCGTGGTAAACAACGTAACTTGAAAATGGATGACTTGTTGGCTGGAGATGTCTACATAAACACACGCCTTCAGAAATACCTTCTGTGCTGTGATGACACAAGTGTTGTCTTTGTCGATGTAGATGACGGAAGCGTGTACCGTACAGAAGATGTGAAAGATTATGATGAATATATTCCTGTGAAGGCTCGGATGGAGATTGAATGATGAGTATCCTAGATATCAAGAAAGGCTACAGACATATTAGTCCTGAAGAACTCCGCTCGTATGCTTATAGTGGGCATGTTTATTGTGGGTCTACCGATATGTCTGATTTTCTGGAATATCTGTTTCAGAATATGTACAGTGAACAAGACTTGAGAGAAGCCTTTGAGGAAGGTAAGAAGGAAGCTGAGGATTCAGAGATTAGTATTTGTTCAGAGTGTGAAGAAGAGATTTATGGATAGGCAAGGATTGCCATCTCTTGCTATCCTTGAAGCAATTGGGTAAAATGGTTGGCTAAGTATAAAACAAATTGAATTGGAGAAGGATTTGAGTAGGCAAGAGCGACCAGATGGAGAGCTTCTGTATCACGCTGCCTGTATTGGAGATGACTGTTCATCTTCTGATGGAATGGCCGTATATCAGAAAGAGATTGACGGGCAGAAAGTAAATGACGCATTCTGTTTTGTCTGCACAAATTATTTCAATCATTCTCAACTTGAAGAAGTGGGAATTAAGATTAAAGAGGGGAAAGGTAAATTGACAGAAGTTATAGATTTTTCGAGCATTGAAGCAATTCCATTTCGTGGCTGGAAAGAACGCGGTATTGGTCAGCCAGTCAGCGCTAAGTACGGGGTACACACAGAAGTAGAGAACAGCTTTGATGTTGTCGCACGTTACTACCCTTCGACATCTGATGGTAAAGTTGTAGGGTTTAAGAAACGTTTGAATCCGAAGGACTTTGTTGGAATTGGTAGTACAAAGGCAACTAATGAACTGTTTGGACAATCCGTCTTTGAGGCTGGTCAGAAGTATCTTGTGATTACCACTGGAGAAGAAGACGCTTTGGCATTTGCCCAAGCGCTTTACTCAAAGAAAGATGGTGTAGAATACTGGACACCATGTGTTAGTGTGACTTGTGGTGATGGTAGTATTATCAAACAATTCAAGGCTAACTTTGAGTACATAAACAGTTTTTCTAAGGTCATCCTATCGTTTGATCAAGACGAATCAGCGCAGAAGTATGTAGAAGAAGCGGCTCGTTTACTGACTCCCGGTAAGGCATTCATTGCAAAGCTTCCACAAGGTGTTAAAGATGCATCCGATATGGTTAAAACTGGTCGTTCAGCAGAGCTTAAACAACTCTTCTGGAAAGCTACTCCATTCAGCCGGGTTGATGTGCTCCACTTGAGTCAAATGTGGGATGATTTTGAGAGCGAAGATAATAACGTAAAGATTCCTTTCCCAGCATCATGGGCTCATTTGAATGAAATGATGAATGGGGGTATGGAAAAGGGTGAAATCACAATCATTGGCGCATTGACATCTATTGGTAAAAGCTCGATTGTAAATAATGTGGTATATTCTCTTATTGAGAATACTACGTTTAAAGTTGGTGCGATGTATCTGGAAGGCACTAAGCGTGAGGTTGTGCGGGATTTACTTTCTCTTGATGCTGGTATGAACTTGCGGACTATCAATCGTGAGAACGTAGATATTGAAGCTCTGAAGAATCGTTTCTTTGAGAACCTTGCAAAGAAAGATCAATTCGTTTATGTTGACCATCAGGGTAGTATTTCAACTGCTGAGATTTTCGATAAGCTTAACTATCTTGCCAAGGCTGAGAACTGTGATGTAATTGTTATTGACCCAGTGCAGGCAGGTGTTAACAGCAGTGATAATGGTGCAATCATTGAGTTCATGGATACCCTGTTGAAGTTCGCAAAGGAAACAGATACTTGTGTAGTAGCAATTTCACATATGCGCAAGCCTTCTGAAGAGAATCCACACGCTGTAACCGAATACCAATTAATGGGCTCCTCTAGCCTGAATCAGATTGCGTTCAATACGATCTTGATCAGTCGTGATAAGATGAACCCTTGTCCGATTAAAAAGTCGGCAACTAAGCTGCAATTGGTTAAGTGCCGTCGTACTGGTAATACTGGTGATGCTGGTTGGTTGCGTTATGATGGTGCTACAACACACATGTTTGCAACTTCTGATCCGTACATTGAAGAGAGTCTTATGGATGAACCACCATCAGCAGAAAGCCTAGAAATTCCTGCACACATGGTTGACTTTTGAATCAAGGAGGAGTAAAATCCTCCGTTCAATTTAGGAGATTTTGCTTTGGAAAAGAAATGGTTCAAGACTGACTTCATATGGGATCTTGAGACTTATCCGAACTGCTTCACCTTCGCGGCTGTTTATGCGAATGGTAAAGGTATGCGAGCTTTTGAAATCAGTGATCGTAAGAATGAAATCAATGAGATTCTTGACTTTCTTCGCCAAGTGAAGGCTGGTGGATATCGTTTGGTAGGATTTAACTCAGTTGGGTTTGACTATCCAATTCTTCATCACATCTTGCAGAAAGCTCGTAAGGTTCACGGTACAGATAAGAAGCTAAAGATTACAGCTAAAGAGTTGTTTGACTTTGCACAGAAAACTATTAATTCAAACAAGGAAAATAAGTTTGGCTCTGCTGTCAAAGAAAAGGATGTAATCATTCCACAAGTTGACTTGTTCAAGGTTCACCACTTTGACAATAAGGCTCGTTCGACATCATTGAAGATGCTTGAATACAATATGCGCTCCACCAACATTGAGGATCTTCCTTACCCTGTTGGTATGATGTTGAATGACTCAGAAAAAGATGAACTAATCAAGTACAACAAACACGATGTCATGGAAACATTAAAGTTCTATTGGTATTCGTATGAGAACCTAAAGCTTCGGGCTGATTTGACCGAACAATTTGGGTTTGACTGCACCAACTTTAACGACACGAAGATAGGTAAGGAGTTGTTCATTCGTACACTGGAGAAGGAAGCTCCGGGTAGTTGCTATATAAAAACTGAGTTCGGTAAAGAAGTACGTCAGACCAAACGAGATAAGATTGTAATTAAGAATTGCCTGTTCCCGTACATCAAGTTTGATCGTCCAGAGTTTCAAGCTGTACACAAGTGGTTTCAGAATCAAGTTATTACTGAGACTAAAGGTGTATTCAGTGATTTGATGGAACATCAGCTTGGGGATGTAGCTAAATATGCGGAGATGGTTGTAAAGAAAAAGAAACTTGGTAATCAAGCTGACTGCACTAAATATGGATTTGATGATTTTAAAGGAACTCGTAGTAAGACATTCTATCCAAAAGAAGAACAAATTGCAGCATTGAAGAAAGAACAACCAATGGGTTGGATTGAGGAGAAGGAACTTAAATCACCGAAAGGAGCCAAAAGTTATTACTGGTGTTGGAATGTCGCTGAAACTTTGAATGTAGTTATTAACGGATTCCGTTATGATTATGGTGTGGGTGGTATTCACGGAGCAACACAAGGACAAATTCGTAGCACTCAGAAGCGAAAGATCCGAACTCTTGATGTTGCGAGCTACTATCCAAACATGGCGATTTCCAATCAGATTTATCCAGAACATTTGGGTAAGACTTTCTGTAAGGTGTACGCTGATTTGTATGTGGAACGTAAACGACAACCAAAGGGTTCAGCAGCTAACGCAGCACTAAAGTTGGCACTCAACGGTGTTTATGGGGATAGTAACAACGAGTTCAGCCCGTTGCTTGATCCGGCGTATACAATGTCTATCACGATTGGTGGTCAGTTGTCGTTGTGTATGCTTATGGAAAAGCTGATTGACCATTGCAACGCTCGGATTATCATGTGTAACACTGATGGTTTTGAATACATTGTTGATATTGAACAATTTGAAGAAGCTGATAAGTGGGTAAAGTGGTGGGAAGAAGTTACAAAGCTTGAAATGGAAGGTGACACTTATAACCAAATGTTCATCCGGGACGTAAATAATTACATAAGCGTTACTGAGTCTGGTAAGGTGAAGCTGAAAGGAGCCTATGAGTTTATGGATTTTGATAAACTTGGCTGGCACAAGAACCACTCAGCGATGGTAATCCCTATGGCTGTGAAGGCTCACTTGATTGATGGAACGGACTTTGAAGAGTTCATTCGTCTGCATGAAAACAAGTTTGACTTCATGTTGCGTACTAAGGTGCCTCGTAGTAGCAGTTTGGTAATTGTTGAAGATGGCGAGGATGTACCACAGCAGAATATCTGTCGGTATTATCCAGCAAAAGAAGGTGGGAAACTAATCAAGATCATGCCTCCGTTGGTAGAGGGTGGTGAGTATCGACGATTGGGGATTGATACAGAGTGGAATGTAAAGACGTGTAACAACATTAATGACTTCTCTTGGGGAGTTGACTATAAATATTACATTGATCAGGCAGCTAAACTAATTGAAGCGGTGTCAGAGGATGTAACAGATAAACAAGGTAAGAATTGTGAAAGAAGTGTGGAAACCGATTCAGATTGAAAAAATAAATGAAAATAGTTGTAGACAGTATCAAAAATACGTGTCAAACTAGATGTACAAATTAAATCTTAGAGGAGAAATACCATGAAAACGATCTATACCTATCTGATTGCAGACGACAGCAATGTGTACGCCGAAGCTTCTACACGAGAGTCAGCTCGACAGTATCTCAAGGAAGTAAAAGCAACTGGTAATAAATCTGTTAAAATCTTTCGCGAAGAGTATGTTCGTCTTTCGTTTACACAGGTGCGTTGAGAAATGGGTTCAGTTATCATTCGCGAAACTTCCCATGTTGGTGAAGTAAGTTCTACGATTGAATATGAATTTTCCGACAGTTCTGACTTCTTCGCTTTCAATGAGTACAAACAAGAAGCTCTGAACAATGCTGTGAAAAGTTACATTGGGAATATGGATTTTGGAAATCCTCTTGACAGTGTAGGAGAAGCAGCGGATAATGTGACAGAAATTAAAGTAGCCAAGAAAACAAAGGAGACGAAACATTGAGTAATTCAAGTACTAAATCGAGTGGTGTAAGCTTTTTGGGTCTGCTGGCAATTGTGTTTATCACCCTCAAACTTGTTGGAGTAAGTGCTGTAGCGACATGGAGTTGGTGGTGGGTAGTTAGCCCACTTTGGATTCCACTTGCAATCTTCTTGACAGTAGTTAGCCCACTTTGGATTCCACTTGCAATCTTCTTGACAGTAGTTATCGTGACATGTATCATTGCGGGATTGGTTGCAATCTTTGCAAAGTAAAGAATTTACGGAAACGTAAATAGCCATAAAGGCAAAAGCTGTAACAAACGTAATGTGCATGAGCACAAATCAATAGAAATAATGAGGATTTAAAAGATGGCTTTGATTGAAAATGTAACCTTCCTGTACGCTAAAGTTCAGAACCCTGTTCCGGCATACAATAAGATTGATAGCGAATGGTCAGTAGATGTTGTAGCATCGAAGGTTGACGCTAAGAAGATCAAGAAGGAATTTCCTAAGACTTCTCTGAAGGAATTTGATAACGCTGACTTCACTGAAAAGTTTGGTATTGAACCACCATTCCCAAAACAAGATGAACAGTTTATCCTGAAGTTTAAGAAGTCTCACATTAAGAATGGTAAGGAAACTCCTGAGAAGTACCGCCCACGAGTGATTCAACAAGTTGGTGATGAGCGTGAAGACATTACCTTTGATAAGTTGGTGGGTAATGGTAGTAAAGGCACTCTGAGCTATCGGATCAAAGAGACTGATACTTATGGTAACTTTGCGGAACTTCAGGCAATTCTGGTAACTGACTTGGTTGAATATCAATCTAAAGCTGGTGGTGTTGTGGACGATTTCGGTCCTGTGAAGCTCAAGGATGCTCCTGTTCAAGAGCGAGTAGCACCGAAGCAAGGTCCAGCACCAGTTGAAGTAGAAGAGCCTGAAGATGAGCTGGAATCGGATTCGCTTCCCTTCTAGTATTAATTAAGGCCAAGGATGGCCATTTCTCAAGAGAGTGTAGTAATGCGTGAAACTATAAAGATTCTTAATGTTCCAGATTTTCAAGACAGTAATGGTTTATGGTGTAGAGAAAAGACCACAACAGAAGGTGATGTGTATGTACGAAAAGTTACACGCTCAGGATTGTTGTGGGGTAATGTAACTTCAAGATGTAAACAACCTTACTGGGAAGAGTATCCAACATACATAGGAACAAATAACGAGTTCGATAGCTATCAAGATTTCGCGGAATGGTGTCAAAGTCAAATTGGATACATGAACAAGGATAAGAGTGATAGATATTGGGCGTTAGATAAAGACCTAATTAACCCAAGTTCAAAATCCTATTCAAAAGAGAATTGTATGTTTGTCCCTAATTGGATTAATACGATTCTAATTTCTTGTAATTCTGTAAGGGGTGAATATCCTATAGGTGTCCATCTCCACAGAAAGACAGGTAAATTTATCGGCAAGTGTGAGCAGTACCTTGGTTTATTTGACACCCCAATGGAAGCTCACAAAGCGTGGCAAGAAAGAAAGCTAGATATTTTACAAGATGCTGTTAGACACTCAGACATTGAAAGTCATGCGAGCCTTGTAAATGCAATTTACAATCAAGCTGTAAAACTACGTTATCAATTCGATAACAATTTAGAAACTATCTAAGGAGAACCAAACATGAAAGAACGTCAATCCCTGTATTCCCGCGCATACCAACTGGCTCAAGAAGCTATCACCAACAAAGAAGATGTAAAAGAGCTTGTTGGAGAATTCACTTACGATAAAGAGTACAACACAGACGGCTTTGATAAAGCTGAAGTGAAAAACATCGTTAAGGCAGCTCAAGCACAAGCTAAACAAGATAATCTTGCAGAGAAGGTTGAAGAGTTGAATAAACTTCAGCAGATTCAGGAAGCTTATAGCTGAGTATTAAATGGGGAGTGTAAAAGCTCCCTTTCTTTTACAAGAGGAGAATTGAAATGGGTGTAGAATGCACAGCAATGACTTATGTTGGTGTTTACACTGACGATGCAGAAGCTTATCTCATTGAGAAAGGTGTTCTGAAAGAAGGTGAACTTGAAGAGAAGTATGGTGGTGATATTGGTTACATGCCTGAGTGTCCACTAGAAGTTCAAGCTGTAAGTTATTACTCTAATCAAGGTTACTATGTTGGGTATGAAGTCAGTCCTTCTGATTATAAATTGTTTGATGGTTTGATTGCCAAGTTTAAAGAAATTACAGGTGATGAAGCTGATGTAGAATCTTTTGAACATTGGCACTGAGGAGGTTGTGTGACAAACAAACCAATCGCAGTAATTGATGGTGATCTCCTTGCTTTTAAATCCTCGGCAGCCAATGAGACTCGTGGAATCATTGCTCTACACAAAGCAAGCGGTAGAAGTAAGGCTTTCAAACACAGGACTGAACTAAAAGAAACAGTCGGTGAGAAGTTCCCAATTGAAGACTTTGAAATTACAGATACACAGTCTGCTGAAGATATCTCATATGCTCTGCACACAGTTAAGCGTATGATTCAAGGAATCTGTGAAACTTGTGATACAGATAAGTACGAGATTTATCTTAGTGGAAAAGACAATTTTCGTGATGAGCTACCATTGCCTCAACGTTACAAGGGAAACCGCTCAGGACTAGTAAAACCCCTTCAACTTAAGGAAGTTATGGAGTATTTGAAAGGGGTTCACAAGGCTGAAGTTGTTATTGGCGAGGCCGATGATAAAATTTCCATACGTCAACATGATGGTATCAAAACCAACACCAAAATCATTGGTTGTAGTACTGACAAAGATAGCATGGGCACAGACGGCTGGGTGTACAACTGGGATCGAATGCAAGAACCGATGTTTGTCAAAGGTCTTGGTGAACTAACTCTAGACGAGAAAGGAAAGGTTCGTGGTCATGGGAGTAAATGGAAGTATCTTCAGTGGATCGTTGGTGATACAATTGATGGGTTAAATCCTTGTTATCTTGCGGGAATTAAGTTTGGTGAGAAGTCTGGTTATAAACTTCTTAAGGATTTACAGACTGAACAAGAATGTTGGCAAGCTATACATGATCTTTACAAGAGTTGGTATCCATCTGAAGTTGAGTATGTAGACCAGTGCGGAGTTAATCAAGTTGCCGATTATCTGAAGATCGCACAGATGTATTGGGACGGAATCCATATGCTTAGGTTTGAAGGTGACTTTGTAAATATCCGTGAAGTTATGCAAAAGATGGGTATTGTATGACAGTCCCCTCACAAGCAGATATAAAGAAACGTGAAGACAAACTAAAAGAGTTCATGAAGAAACTCAATGAAGATGGTTCACCACAAGAGAAGCATGTTGTAGCTGTTGTACGTTCTGCTATACGTCAAGCTTGGATGAAGAGTGATGTGAAGTTGGCCTATTTGTATAGCAAAACTATACCTGATATGGACGATAGCACTAGAACCAAGTGGCTGATAAGGTGTGAGATTTGCGAAGGTTTGTTCAAGCTTTCTGACGTAGAAATTGACCATGTGCATGTTGGTGGAAGTAGCTTTACAAAGGTTGAAGACTTTCCTAACTACTTCAATAATATCTTGATGGTTAATTTTGATGGTCTTCAGGTGCTCTGCAAGGAAGGCTGCCATCGCACAAAAACTTTGAGTGAGTCCTTGAACATCTCTTTCGATGATGCTAAGATCGAACGTGAAGTGATTCAGATTTGTAAAATGAAAGCTGTACAGATTGATAAATGGCTTAGTGATCGAGGAATGACGGTTGCTAAGAATCCACAGTCACGAAGAGATGCTGTAAGGGAGGTATTGAAGAATGAGTACAAATGAATACCTAGACAAGCTCACACTTGACCAACTTCGATATGCTCGTGATGAAGCTGATCGTAGAATCAAGAAAGCTGAAGAAGGTCCAAAGAAAATTGTTTGGATTGTCACTAATGGGATGTGCAATGTTAGTTGGTATCGTGAAGAAGATTACCAGAAAGCAATTGAATCCTATTTGAAAGTTATGCAGCGAGAAGAGGTTATCGTAACTTTCACTGACATGATTGAAGATCGCAGCAGTGTTTATGACTTCAAGCAATGGATGCCTGAGATTACAGCTTACTATCAAAATGAAGTTGAGTATGAGGAGTGGTTTAAATGACTGACAAAACTAAGATGTCTAACCTCGAAAGTTATGTTGAACTTTCCATTCAAATTGCAACGCTCGATATGAAGCTCAATAAGATTCTTGAATTACTTAATCAACCTACTGAAGAAATTATCATTGACCATTTAGTAGACTTTGACGACGAAAACCCAACTAATTGGGGAGAGAATTAATGAACCCTTGGACAGCACAGATAATTGCAGAATTGATTCAATTTGGGTGCCTCTTTTCCATCTGGTGTAATCAACTAGGAATTTAGGAGAATGGGTTATGGGAGAGTTAGTAAATCTATTCTCAGGCAAACCTGCTGAAGAGAAAATGAGTAAGCTGGAGTTTTGGAAAAGCAGAAATGAAATATTGATGAACGAATTCCATAAAATGAATGCTTATGAAAAACAAAATTTATTTGATACAGTAATTACCATCAATAATTCATTGTATGAAATGGTCTTACAGCTGAAAGGGGAGATTTGATTTGAAACATTGTATTGTAGCTGACACACAAGCGAAGCCGGGTCATGACCTTAGTTATCTGTCTGCGATTGGTAATTATATTGCAGCAAAGAAGCCGGATGTAATTGTGCATATCGGGGATGCGTTTGATCTAGAGTCACTCTCTAGTTACGATAAAGGTAAGAAATCTTTTGAGGGTCGCAGACTGAAAGCTGATCTTGAAGCTGGACATGAGGCAATGCGTTTGATGATGGAGCCAATTTGGAGGCTTCAAGAAAATCAACGTAAAGCGAAGAAGAAAGCCTACAATCCACGGATGGTGTTCTGCATGGGTAATCATGAACACAGAGCTGACCGGCTGGCAAATGATCAGCCAGAATTAGATGGTGTTGTAGGCACTGCCCTATTGAATCTTGAACAATATGGTTGGGAGGTTTCACCATTCCTGAAGCCTGTAGAAGTCGATGGCATTAATTATGTACACTATCTAGCTAATCCGTTCACAGGTAAGCCTTATGGTGGTAATGCACTTAGTCAACTGAAGACCGTAGGTAAATCCTTTGTTGTCGGGCATAAACAGTTAGTTGATGTTGCCATCAGACCAACACTTGACGGGACAATGCAGATAGGAATTATTAACGGTGCCTGTTATCCATTTGATGAAGCTTATAAAGGATTCCAAGGAAATTTTCACTTCCGAGGTCTGACTATGCTGCATGAAGTTAAAAATGGATTTGGATTACCTTCTTTTGTATCACTAGATTATATTATGGATAGGTATGGGAAAGAGGATTGATTTAACCGGTATGGTATTTGGCAGACTTACTGTTCTCAGGGTGGCTGATACCAAGGCAAAAGATAATAAATATTTATATGAGTGTATTTGTAGTTGTGGCAACCCTGACATTATAATTAAAAGGGGCTGGAGTTTAAGTGGTGGGCATACCAAATCTTGTGGCTGCTTGGTCTTAGAAACCAACAAAGCTAGGACAGGTGTTCCAACAAAACATGGAATGACTCGTACACTACTTTATACTGCTTGGCTCAATATGAAAGCTAGATGCAATAACCCTAACCTTGCATGTGCTCACCACTACAGTGAAAGAGGTATAACCTATCCTGAAAAGTGGGAGAAATTCGAAGGGTTTTTCGAAGATATGGGTGAATGTCCAGAAGGTTTTACTTTGAATAGGAAAGACGTTAATCTTGGTTATAGTAAGGATAATTGTGAATGGGTCGATTATGTAAAACAAGGACGAGATAGAAGGAAACCATCCACAGGAATCTCTTCAAAGTATAAAGGAGTAACCTTTAACAAAAAGACTGGTAAATTTACAGGGAGGCTTGTTTACAAAGGAATCAGTCACTACCTAGGTGTGTCAGATAGTGAATTAGAAATAGCCTTGCGATATGATGCAAAAGTTATAGAAATCGTTGGTCAGGACGGTGGCACGAACTATCAACTGGGCCTACTGCCTGATGAATTCTACGAGGAGAACTAAAATCGAAAATTACAAATTACTGAACAGCGTATCGCGGTTAGAAAAAGAAGTAGACAACCTTACGAAAGAGGTCTATACTCTTAATCAACAAATGAGTGACATGCTTGAACAGATTAAACGATTGAAGGAGAAGAATCAAGATGACGGAAAATAGAAAGTTCAAAGTCAAGGATTCAAACACAGTTTATATGTTGTTCGCAGTTCCTCACAATCAGTATGAAATTGTTTGGACTAATTCAAGCGGTGAAGGTAGGACTGATTTGAAGGATCGTAGCTGGGTCGATAAACAATTTGAAAAAGGTGAGTGGTATTATATGGATCAGGAAAAAGAAGTTAAACCACAATCAGCCCTAGACAAACAAGTCAGCGGTAATCACTACAAAGATTGTGGAATTCAACCGATTGAATATATTCATGCAAACGGCTTGAGTTATCTTGAGGGCAACGTTATCAAATACACCACGAGGCACAGTAAGAAGAACGGTAAAGCAGATATTGAAAAAGCTATTCATTACCTTGAATTGATCTTGGAAATGGAGTATAAAGATGAAACAGAGTAAGAAAGATTCAATTAAAGAAGTTGTATGTGGCACAACAATTGGTATGATAGGGTCTTGGCTGATAACAATGCTGTGTCTAATGTTCTTTAC